ATCCTTGGTCCTTTCGGACCAGATCCTACCCGTAAGAGTAGGCTCCCACCAGCGTTAGCTGGATTGACGCACAAGACTAAGTCTTGTGCCTCTCAACCGGAACGTTACACCACTTCATGATAGAAATGGTGCAGCAACCGGTCCACAGGTGACGGAAAAGCCTTCCGGATACGGTAAATTCCCGTTCCGCGGCTGCGACGCGAAGTCTCAACCGCTTCGTTTAAGCTATTCCGCTCCCAAGTGGCATTAAGCCAATGTAGATATCCTCCATAACCGGTACCCCGTTTTTGGGTATCTTCCGTTATCCTATACCGAGGCGTGTCAGATGACACAAGTTGGTATTTGAAAGATGTATCTACACCACCCCAAAGAATATCAGGGACGAAGCTCTTTAGCCAAAGCCAAAGATCTTCAACCTCTGGATTCAGTATTTCGACATAGGGCGAAATCCCTCTGTACTTAGTACTGTCAAATTGAGCCCATTGACGCAGCTGGTTAGCTGCGTGTATGACGTCAATTAGGTTATCCAAAGGTTTTCTGATATAGAAAGGAGTTATGTCAAAACCGTTGTAATAGTGACCACCACAAGACTCACGGAAAGGACCCTCAACAAACGATTTCTTGGTGTTAACCTCGAAACCGAAGTAGTTGAGGACCCAGGTGAGATCTTCGGAGATGCCACGAGGGCATATGATGTCGTCACCGTAAACAGAAATGACACCCGGGACGCCCCTGAAGTAGGCTGTGGTTCTTGCAAGAACATAGAAGACTAACGTCTCTAGTTCGAACGTAAAACCATTGCCCATCGACGAGAACATCTCGTTCCGATGCTCAACACCGTCAATGACGGTTACTGGACTTCTTACGGAATCCAGAAGGGTGTGCCAGAACACGGGAAGAAGCTGGAAGACCAGCTCTCGGCTAACACTATCACTCGCGCTGGAAAGATCCAACGTAGAAAGTGAATTGTTAATTGAGCCGAGCCGTGCTAACGACCGGTTTATCGACTGATCGTTAAGGTTTATTCTGTGACGTAATAGGCACTTACGGAAGTAGTTGCCTATACCCTTTTGAACATACATATTCAGGTCCGGCTCTTTACAAGCCACCCTGTCTATGTCGGTTTTCTTTGGGACTGTGAACAACACATTGCCACAGACTTCCTCTATTTCGAGAGGGTCAGCCTGTTCACCAAGCCAGATAGGAATAAGGTCGGATAACTCCGACCAAACCTCTCTAGCACGGCTAGTGACGTGTGCTTTTCCGACGTACTTAGCAGCCGGATGGCTTGCGGTACGTAGCCGACTCGTCGATGCTCCCCCACTGAAGGCCCCGATAAGGGCCTCCTCCGGAGGAACTTCACCTATGATCTGGATGACCAATCCAGAGGCAAAAGCCATGAAGTCTGAGTAGTCTACTCCCCGGAAGATTTGGAAATCCGGAGAGGTTTGTATTAGACGCTCATTTGTGACTTCATTCCGAGACTCGGTTGAAAGCCATTTTTCGATGGCTCTCGCCCGCCTTTGTTCTGGCGGGTCAGTGTCTCGGGATACAAACTTCGTCAGCATCTCCGAATGGAGATAATCGGTTTTCACCGACTTGGGAAGACCCAAAAGACGTTGAATGTATTGCTCCGTTAAGTCGCTAGGAATGTCTACTTTGATCTTAGATAAAGTAGAAGCCTGTTTAGCCATAAGGTAATCCTTTATGGTATGTTAACGTTCTGAAGAATCGTTAACAGGACACGCAGGAGGTCGCGGTGAGCGATTCCCGCACAAAACCCGAACATAAAGTTCGGGTTCGTGAGGTATCTCACCCACCAAGCTTTCCTGCTTCGAGATATCCGCCGAAGCGGCACCTTCTTAGTAGAAGGCCTGGCCGAGAGCCACGGAGTTCGACAAGTCCGGATTCTTCGAGTAATCGAAGATACTCCGAATCAAGTCGAGCATCTCATAGCGATCGGCATTGGGGGCCGTTGCGTCCGAAGTGAAGCTGATGTCAATGACAGCAGTGCTCACGACGGTCGGGCGGGTAACCCCACTGATCTCGACGTCCTGGGTTTTGGGAAGCACGAGCTTGATCGTCGACTTGACCTTACCGGTCGGAGTCTTCGATGTCCGCATCGTGAACCTCTCATCACCCACAGGCGATGTTCCCGACTTCAGCCACGTGACGACATTATTCGTCACGTTATCAGGGTTGAAGACGTGATCGGCTCCAGAGATCCCATCAAGGGTAAACTGCGCAATGGCAGGCATGTCGTTACCTCATCGTTTGAGTTGACGCACTAAAGCTAGAGCATTCAGTGCCCGAGATGTTGCGAAGGAAGAATCATGGTACTGACGATCTTTCTTATCGTAGTACTCTCCTCCTCCAAAGGGATGGAGATTAGCATAAAACCGTGCATACGGAAAACCCGCAAGCGCGACTCGCTGGAATGATTCGCTACGCTCAGCGTAGAAACCCCCATCGACAACATCCACCCAGTCCGTTTCTTTCCCAGTAATATGGGAAATGGCGATCTGTTCTTGGATGCGTTTAGTAATCTGACCTCCATGCCATGTAAGTCCCTGTCCAGCGGTCATCGCTTGAAGCGTATTTCCGACTGGCAGGAACCAATCCACAACGAAAGAAAAGGGAGTTACCTCCCATAATACAGTCGCAGGATTGGTGAGACCTAATTGGTTCAAAGAACGCAGAAATGGGTTGTCTAAGGTGGCAGTGAGCTTACAATGCACACCACCACGCCAATCCCCTTGTTCCCTGAGTCCATTGTAGGTAAACGCGACAGTCCCGCTTTCGCTGGCATGTCCGTTTCCTTCAATAGCACGAGTAGTTCGATGAGTAATCTCAGCGAAAACTTTCTGAGTATCGAACATCGTCTGTGCCAAAGGTCTCCACCCATAGGAGTACGCCAACCAATGGTTGGCAAGATTCCGTTGGGCGGCTTTGAGATTGGCTGGTCTCAACCCTAACGTGCGTGCGGCATTGGCCCATTGGCCTTTCCGCATCTGCCTGATGAAGGCAGCGCCCGTCATGGCAGACTCAGCCATCGACCGAATAGAGCTGTGCAACTCTCCAAGAGAGTCACCCCAGTCTGTTTTCTGACCTTGAATTGAAATCAAGGCTTGATTAACAGCCTGGTCCCACACATTATCCATAATAGGACCATTGACGGGTGAAACCGAAAATGGCGTGTGGAGCTTTGAGATATACTCCGTACTAAGATAATCATAGTTCGCAGTAATCCCATCTACAGGATTCACGTAGTGACTATGCCGAATAATCGGCGAGTCCTGCATGATGCGGCTTACGCCGCGGTTGTAGTCGGTCGAGGTTTTGTGATCCCAGTGAAATATGGGAGGTTTCTTGGAGAGAGCTGAGGTTACCCAGTAAATGGCATCCACATGTGAATATGGAACCATCGTGCCGGTCTCAGCATCATAGACCACACCTGCAGACGTTTCTGTCCTGCCGGAGGTCTCTGTCCAATTGCCCGGCGCGTTAGTATGCGCCTCCACAAAAGTCATATCAAAGACTTTCTTACAACGAGCAAAGCTCCTCTCTTTGACTGGTGGATTCCAGTTGGCAAAGAGAAAGTTATTTATGTGTTGATTTCAGGCATGGGAGGCTTCATTGCATCCCATTGATCCTGATAACGTACGGAAAGACAAGCCATAGCTGTCTCGTTCAGATACCGCACGTTACTGTTAGCTAACTCCATATCATCGGAGCTAGGAGGATTGCAACGTGAGTGACTAAACCAGACCATGGGCTCATCACCGACAGTCTCCACACGAATGTGGGGATAGAAAGCGAAAAGCCAAGCATGAAATGGATGGTCATCCACAATTGCTAATCTGTCCACAGCTAACCATGACATGTAGTCATTGATAACAATGGCGGCGGGTTCTGAAAGCGAGATAGACATTGGATTGTTCCTAACGTTTCAACACATGTCCGGCTATGCCGAACTCTTTGTGAAAAGCCCAATCGAGAGAATTCCCGATTGGCACAAAGAGATCCGACCCCATAACGGGG